AGTGTTCTTGTAGGCAACAACGCCGGTTTTTGCGCTTTTGGCTGTCAGAACGTTGCCGTCGGTCTTTGCTCGCTGTTCAACGGGGTAACTACTTCATCTATCCGTAACGTCGCCGTAGGTACGTACGCACTTTCCCGCGCATCCTCTTTTGTGGGATCATGTAATGTAGCTATTGGGTTTATGTCTGGAAGGTGCATGACTAGCGGAAATTGTAGTGTATCTATCGGTTTTTGTACTCTGTTTTGCACTACTAGTGGGTTCAGTAACGTCGCAATTGGCGGTAAAGTCCTTGCCTGTAACACTACCGGCGACTACAACGTTGGAATCGGCGCCACTGCTCTCTGCAAAATGACAACGGGAAATGATAATATAGGAATAGGTAGACTTGCTCTAGGGTGTACAAGCACCTTAACTCCTCCTAGCTATAACGTTGCCATAGGTTACTTTGCGGGGATGAAGGTTTCATCTGGCTGTTACAACAGCATGGTAGGCGGCGCTTCCGGTTGCGGCATAACTACCGGCTCCTTTAATACTGCAATTGGCGTCCGTGCTATGGGCAGTGGCAATTGCTGTGGCGGTTATAATGTTGCCGTAGGTTACTACGCGGGGTCTAGCTGTAGTACCTCGTTTAGTGGGGGCTGCAATAATGTCGCAATCGGGTTGAACGCTGGCAGGTGCTGGGGGCCGGGGTTGCCCCTCTTCGCTTGTCGTGGGTTTGTAGACATGAACACCCCCACTGTTTTGTGTCACCACATTATAATGGGGAATGTAGCCCATACCTGCGCGATGATCCAAATAGGTTGGACCACAGTGTCCGACTGCCGTGACAAGTCTTGTTTTAAAGAAGTTCCCCACGGTTTAGATTTTGTAAACGCATTAAAACCTACAGAGTACCAGTTTAAAAAATCAAGAGATTCAGAAGAAACCGACGGCGTAACACGATACGGATTTTTAGCCCAAGATGTAATTGCATTAGAGGGCGATTCTCCTGTTGTGGCGAGTGCAACTGACCCTGATAAGCTTAAATACACAGAAGCGCATATGGTTCCCATTTTGGTTAAAGCGATTCAAGAGCTGTCAGCAGAAGTAAAACGTCTAAAAGAAAGCTAAAAGGAGAAAGTAATGGAAGAAGACGTAATAGACTACGCAAGCACATACGATAATGCTATAGCTTCTGTAAATTTTTTAAGCAATACGCAACCCGAGGATTGCTCCGATGAAGACTGGCAAAGACGTATACAAACCAATCTTGAACACTTGATTGTAGAACTAGAACGAGATTGGCCGGAAGAATTTGATTTAACTCCTATTCACGCAGCTATTGCGGCTAACGAAAGCTAACTTAACACTTAATCGTAACCTATGTTGGCGCCACTATAGGCTGGAGTACTTAAAGGAGGAGCGTCGTGCTAGGTTTTTACCCTATAGCTTCAGCCCCTTTAGCAGACGACGGTAATGTTTCTGTTAGCGTAAGCCTTACTGGCGTTCAAGCTACGGGGCAACTTGGCACGGCTGCGGTTTATGCAGAAGCCATTGTTAGCGTTTCTGGGGTTTCTGCTACCACTGCGGTGGGAAGTATCTCGGTAGAAGCCGACGCTAATGTTTCGGTTACAGGCGTTGCAGCCACAGGTAATACCGGTTCAGTCTTTGTTGATCTACGTACCTTAGTAGATGTAACAGGTGTGGAAGGCACGGGTCAGGTAGGCACTGTCGTCGCCGCCGCTGCCGCACTAGTTGATGTTACGGGCGTAGAAGCCACCACAATACTTGGCAACGTCGCTGTTGAAGCCGATGGGGCTGTTGAAGCCCTTGGTAATGCCGCCACAGGCGAGACGGGCACCGTCGCTGTAATAGGCGAAGCAGTCGTTGCCGTTACTGGGGTTCAAGGTACTACCGCACTAGGCACTGTCGCAGTAGAAGGCGATGCAATTGTTGCAGTTACCGGTGTAGAAGCCACAGGGGTTATTGGCACAGCCGCAGTAGAAGCCGATGCCAATGTAGATACTACAGGTGTAGAAGCCACTGGTCAGACTGGAACCGTTGAGGTAACCGGCACTGCCGTTGTTGCAGTTACCGGAGTTCAAGGTACTACCGCACTAGGTACCGCCCAAATAGAAGCCGACGCTAATGTCTCTGTGACAGGTGTAGAAGCTACGGGCGTTATTGGCACAGCCGAAGTAGAAGCCGACGCTAATGTCTCTGTGACAGGTGTAGAAGCTACGGGCTTTATAGGCACGGTTACGGTAGAAGAAAGCGTTGCTTTCCCTGTTAGCGGAGTTCAAGGCACTAGCGCACTAGGCACAGCCGCAGTAGAAGCTGACGCTAATGTTGCAGTTACTGGAGTCGAAGGTACGGCTCAGTTAGGCACTGTAACCCTGATAACTAACAACATTATCGAAGTTACAGGCTTACAAGCCACAGGACAACTCGGTACGGCCACAGTAGAAGCCGACGCTAACGTATATGTACTAGGCGTTCAAGGCACTACCGCGCTAGGCGAGACTACAGAAACCGGCACGGCTAACGTGTACCCAATCGGTGTGCAGGCCACGGGTATAGTAGGAAATGTGTTAGTATGGGGGCAAATCGTCCCTGACCAGAACGCTGGATGGGTAGACGTAGACGATAGCCAAACACCGGGCTGGACAGAGGTAGATGACAGCCAGACACCTAATTGGACGGAGATAGCCGCATGAAAATAGTAAACGAAGCAACAGATTTAGGCGCAGCAATCGACCCCAAGCATGAAGTTGAGCTTTTATGCAGTAACTGTGGGTATGACCTTGATGAGGATGAAATGGCAGCAGATACTTGTTCAGATTGCGGCGAAGCACTAAACTTACGTCAGAATACAAAGATTTACGCGACAAGCGTGCCGCCCGCTGGCGGAAGCACATTAGTATAACTGGAGTGCCCCGATGGCTACTTATGTAAACAACTTACGGCTAAAAGAAATCACCACGGGTGATGAAGACGGCACTTGGGGCACTAGTACCAATACTAACCTTGAGCTGATTACCGACGGTTTTAGCTACGGCACAAAAGAAATTGCCGCTGACGCTAATGAAACCTTTACCATGCCGGACGCTACAGCAGATGCTACGCGCTCACTGTACCTTAAATTCACTTCGGCGGTGGACCTAACAGCAACTCGTGAGATCACACTTGGGCCAAACACGGTATCTAAGACGTGGATCATCGAGAACGCTACTACAGGCGGTCAGATCATTACGATAAAGCAGGGTTCAGGCGCTACGGTCAACGTACCCAATGGCTCTAAGGTCATGGTCGTCACAGACGGTGCGGGAGCAGGGGCTGCTGTATTTAATGCCAATCCTACCGAAGTGGGTGGTACGGTAACAAGTGTTGGTGGCACAGGAACAGTTAATGGTTTGACTCTTACCGGCACCGTCACTACTTCCGGTAACCTCACTCTTGGCGGTACACTGGCTAACGTAGACCTTACGTCACAAGTTACGGGTACTCTCCCAATTGCAAATGGCGGTACAGGGTCTACTACTGCCTCTGGTGCTTTGACTAACTTAGGGCTTACAGCTACTGCCGCAGAAATAAACACTCTTGATGGTATTACGGCTACCACTACAGAGCTTAACTACACAGATGGCGTTACCTCTAACATCCAAACTCAGCTAAACGCTAAGGGTGTGGGGTCTGTTACTAGCGTAGGCGGCACCGGAACTGTTCAAGGTTTAACTTTATCGGGTACTGTGACTAGCTCAGGCAACCTAACACTTGGCGGTTCTCTAGCAGACGTAGACCTTACCTCTCAAGTTACAGGAACTTTACCGGTCGCTAATGGCGGTACTGGAGCGACTACTCTTACTGCTAATAATGTTCTTTTAGGCAACGGAACTTCCGCACTACAAGAAGTTGCTCCGGGCACTTCAGGAAACGTCCTAACCTCTAATGGCACCACTTGGGTTTCTTCGGCAGCCGCCGCCGGACTTACTGGGGTAACAGATTCTGCGACTCCGTTCTTGACTGCTTTGGGTAGTGGTGCGGCTGGTAACGTGACTACAGGTCTTCACAACGTAGCTATTGGCTATACATCCCTTTGTGCCGTTACCACGTCCTGTTCAAACACGGCGGTTGGAAATTGTACGTTAACTTCTCTTACCAATCAAACAACGGGGCTGACGGCGTTTGGGTTTTGTGCTATGCGCAGTGTTACCGGTATAGGCAATGCAGGCTTTGGCTGCTGCGCTCTAGCTAGTAATTCCAGTGGTACGTTTAACGTTGCGTTTGGTAATAACGCTCTTGGCAGTGCGTCTGGTGCCAACAGCAGTACTGCTTTAGGTCACGGAGCTTTGAGGAATAATGTTGCCCCCATAGGAAATACAGCAGTTGGCTCTCAGGCTTCTTGCGGTACAACTACAGGCGACCGTAATACATCAGTTGGGAACAGCGCACACTATAGAAACTCTACTGGTTGTCACAATGTTGCTATAGGCGACAATGCACTTCAAAACGGCACTACCGGTTGCAACAATATCGCCATAGGAGAAAATGCCGCATCAACTACTGCCGTGTCCGCCGCACCGCTCGGTTTTAATAATGTAACCACTGAAAGCAACCGAATTACTATGGGTAACGACTCACATGACTGCGCCCTTATTAAAATTGCGTGGACTGTGGTGTCTGATTGCCGCGATAAAACGTGCTTTAAAGAAGTACCTCACGGCATAGATTTTGTTCGAGCGTTAAAGCCAACAGAATACCAATTTAAGAAAAAAAGAGACCTTGACGAGCCAGATGGGGTAAAGCGTTATGGATTTTTGGCGCAAGACATAATCGCGTTAGAGGGAGAAGACCCTGTTGTGGCAAGTGCCGATGATCCGAATAAGTTGAAATACAATGAAGCACATATGGTTCCTATTTTGGTTAACGCAATTAAGGATTTAGCCGACGAAATTGAACAGATAAAAGACCTTATAGCTAAAATGTGAGAAAAGTTTATGTCAATTGAAATAGAACATATCGAGCCAACTATAGATACGCATTACAGTCGGGCAATGGACGTTGTAAATTTATTGAACGCCGGTCAAGGGGACTTACCAGATGACTACTGGTTAGATCGCGTTCAACGTAACGTGCACGCCCTTAATCATTTTCTTACGGATTATGATTGGCCGGAAGAGTTTGATTTGTCCCCTATTGAAGCCGCTATTGCTGCTCACGAAAATTAAAAAAGGTAAAAATATAAATGCTTAACACATACGTTGTCGAAGGCGGGATAGGCAAATGCACGGCTTTTACAGCTTTAGTACCAAAACTTAAGGAGAAAGCAGGACAAGGTATACAGGTTTACACGCCATATATCGACACTTGTGCTTTCAACCCAGATATAGCAATGGGGTATGAACAGACCATACCTCTCCACGACGAAAGAATATTAGCTTCGGACAATATTCTTTACTGCGAACCATACAAAAGTAATTTTATCCTTGGTAAGCAGCATATTATTGAATCGTTCTGCGAACATTTTGGGGTTGAGTATGATCCTAGCATGAAGCCAAAAATGTATACGGATCATCTAAAAGATCGTGCAGCGGCGATGCTAAAAAAACTAGGGGTTACAGGGAAATACATGTTAGTGCAGTTTTCGGGAGGGCAAGCACCTATTGGGTTTAACCCTCAAAACCCGTACAACAGTATTGACCCTAGCCGAAACTACCCGCACTACATGGCGCAAGAGGTTGTAAACAAATTAAAGGCCGAGTTCCCAGATGTCACGATAATCGACACTACTTTGCCTAACGAACCAAGCTACGAAAACACTGTAAAATTTGAAGAGCACTGGGCCGTAATACACGAGGTTCTAAAGAACGCAGAAGGGTTTATTGGTATAGATTCTTGCGTAAATCACTTTTCACCAAGTGCTGAAACTAAAGGTGTGGTGCTTTGGGGGTCTACAAGGTGGACTCAGTTTGGTTACGAGCAGAATACAAATTTGCAATACCACATGGGTAGTGAGTGGGACGAAAGCAAATTCAAACCGCAAGACCCTCGAAACTTGCTTGTTGATCCTGATGTTGTGGTTGAGGAATACAAAAAATTATTTATTAAATAGAGGAAAAATCTAATGGGTAAAGACAACAAAGCTCAGACGATTACGATTGATGGCGTTGAACATGACACAGCTTCTCTAACGGAAGAGCAGATTGCTTTGACTAACCACTGTCTTGATCTGGACAGGAAGATTAACAGCATAAACTTCCAACTTCAGCAATTACAAGTAGGTAGAGATTCTTTTGGAAAAATGTTGAAAGAATCATTAGAAACCGCTGAGGTTGTGGAAGAATAAGGTATGAGTAGTGACGCACCTATTTTTGTTATATGTTCTGGTCAACGGCCAGATACAGTCTTCGGACATGTATTTCTATGACATCAATAGGTGCAATTACTTTGCTACAGCTATTGTCAGGGGGAAGGTAGAGCGGACCCTTAATTACGAACCCCGAGGCGTTGCCCTCGCTGCATATTGTTTGCCCCGTGTGGCAGACCCAGTAACAGTGAGGGCATACTGATGGACCCCGTAACAATAAGTGCTTGTATAGCAGGAGCGACAAGAGCGTACAACCTCGTTGCCAAGGCCGTAAATGCCGGACGTGAGATAGAGGATACCGCCCAGTACATAGGTAAGTTCTTTGATTCTAAGGAGAAAATCCTAGAGATAGAGAAAGAAAACCAGTATGGTCCTAAGTTCCTGCGAGGCTCGTCGGTAGAAGCCCAAGCCCTAGAGATACAGATGGCAAAGCACAAGACGCAGCAGATGGAAACGCAGCTTAGAGAAATCATCGTGCTGTACGGGCCGGGCGAAGCTTTCTACAACGAGATGATGAAGACACGGCGCACCATACGCGCACAACGCCTAGCTGCTGCTGAAGCACGGGCTAAGCAAAAACGGTTAATAATTGACGGTACTTTGATCCTCCTAATGACGGGGGGTACAATGGGAATAATATTCTTCATGATTAACCTAGTTACAGGAGTTTGATAATGAAATACATTAAAGTAATTGGAAAGTTTGTGAAGGCTAGATTTATGGGTGCAACTGACGAGCAAGCTACTGTTGTCGTTCTTTTAGCTGCATTTATTCTAATAGCTTTAGCGGTGAACTAAATGTTAACAATGCTAAGCGCTTTGATTGGGCCAGTTTCCGCTATTCTAGATAAGGCCATACCGGATAAAGACCTAAAAGAGAAGCTAGCGCATGAAATAGCCACCATGGCCGAGCGCCATACCCACGAACAGGTACAAGCGCAGTTAGAAATAAATAAAGCTGAAGCTGCCCATAAAAATTTGTTTGTGGCGGGATGGCGTCCTGCCTGTGGGTGGGTGTGCGTTTTTGGTATGGCAGGCAATTTCCTTATAATTCCCTTAGCAAACATGACCTTAGAGTTATTTGAGACCGGGGTTGAAGTCCCGATGATCGATCTTAGCACTATGCTTCCTGTCCTTATGGGGATGTTGGGTTTAGGTGGTTTACGTACGTTTGAAAAAGTAAAAGGCGCGCAGAAAAACCACTGATGGACAAGCTAATAGAAATGCTCAAGCGTCATGAAGGCGTACGATCTACGGTGTACCTGTGTTCTGCGGGCTATGAGACTATTGGTGTGGGACGAAACATCTCTGCCAATGGGTTAGGGTTATCCGAAGACGAAGTTGATTACCTGCTACAGAACGACATCGAGCGTGTTATCAAAGAGCTAAGTGCCGAATATGCTTGGTTTAATGACCTTGATGATGTGCGAAAAGATGCTATGATTGACATTAGCTTTAATCTTGGTGCCACGCGTCTGCGTGGCTTTAAGAAAGCTTTAGCCGCTATGGAAGTGGCGGACTATACCCTCGCAGCAAAAGAGTTCCTTGACTCAAAATGGAGTCGGGACGTAAAAGGCCGCGCACATGAGCTCGCATCTATGATAGCGACTGGTGAATACCTATTATGAGGTTAGCGAATGCCTTTAGCGAAGCTACAATTCAGACCCGGAATCAATAAAGAAGCCACGTCTTACTCCAACGAAGGGGGCTGGTCCGACTCGGACAAAGTCCGTTTCCATTACGGCTACCCGGAGAAAATAGGCGGTTGGGTCCGCCAGTCTGATTTTAGCTTCTTGCAGCCTTGCCGGTCTTTGCATACGTATGTGACTTTGGACGGCTCTAATCTTGTCTCAGTAGGAACTCGCTATAAGTTTTATATCAACGAAGGCGGCTTCTACTACGACATTACGCCTGTCCGTAGCACCACTTCCGCGGGCGACGTTACGTTTTCCGCGGTCAACGGTTCCTCTACTATCACTGCAACGGATAATTTACACGGCGCTGTGACTGGCGATTTTGTTACGTTCAGTGGTGCTGCTACGCTAGGTGGTCAGATTACAGCGGACGTGCTTAACCAAGAGTACCAAGTCCAAGTCGTAGACGAAAATACGTACACCTTTACAGCACGTACCGCGGGCACTAGCCTCTCCAGCATTACCGAAAATGGCGTCCTTAACCCTACTCCGGTCACGGCCGACGGGTCAGACACCGGAAATGGCGGGGCGTCTGTGGTAGGTGTGTATCAGATAAACGCGGGTCTTGGCGTTGCCGTAACGGGGACTGGTTGGGGCTCGTCTACGTGGAGCAGGGGAACGTGGGGATCTTCCGCGGCCAGCACGGTTACCAACTCTTTGCGCCTTTGGGGCGTGGACAACTTTGGTGAAGACCTGCTTTTTAATGTACGCGACGGCGGGATTTACTATTGGGACACTAGCGGTGACGATTTGGGCGCCGATCGCGCTACAGCGCTATCTGACTTGCCGGGGGCAGATGCGACAACTCCGACTATTGCCAAGCAAGTCTTAGTTAGTGACCGGGATAGGCACATTATTGCTTTTGGCTGCGATGCTCAAAACAACATCGGTGTTCAGGATCCGTTGTTAATTAGATTCTCTTCGCAGGAGTCTATAACTACTTGGACGGCTGAAGTAACCAATACGGCAGGTGACCTCCGTGTCGGTTCCGGGTCTGAAATTATTACTGCGGTAGAAACACGTAACCAAGTTCTCGTATTTACAGACATTTCTCTGCACAGCATGCAATACCTTGGCCCGCCGTTTACTTTTGGTATTGCTCAAATAGCGGATAACATCACGATTGCCGGACCTAATGCCGTTACGGCCGTGGACGACAAAGTGTTTTGGATGGGTATAGGCGACTTTTACATCTACACCGGTCAGACGCAAAAAGTGCCTTGTTCGGTTAGATCTTACATATTTGACGACTTTAATACGGGCCAGTCAAAGCTTGTAACCTGCGCGCTTAATTCCACGTTCTCTGAAATCTGGTGGTTTTACCCCTCGGGAAGCTCTAACGAAAACGATCGCTATGTTATTTATAATTACTTAGACAATACGTGGACCGTGGGCACTATGGCTAGAACCGCGTGGCATGATCGGGGTTTACAAACATACCCGATTGCGGCTTCTCCAGACGGTTATTTGTACTTGCATGAAAATGGTCAGAATGACGGTAGCACTAACCCGGTGAGTCCGATAACCAGCTATATACAGAGCAGTCAGATAAGCATTGGTCAGGGCAATGAATTCGTGTTTGTAAGCCGACTTATTCCGGATTTGACCTTTGAAAACTCTATTTCTGACGCGCCTAGTGTGGATTTTACCTTGCAGGCACGAAACTACCCGGGCGGTCCGTATTTACAGAGCAAGGCATCGGAGGTGGTTCAGTCGTCCACCACGCCTGTAGAGCAATTTACCGAACAAGCGTTCGTTCGATTGCGCGGTAGATCTTTTGCACTCAAGGTAGAATCGGATACGACAGACACGCAGTGGCGTTTGGGTACGCCGAGGGTAGATATACGTCCTGACGGGAGTAGGTAATGTCCTCCAGACAGCTTACGCGTGTTTTCTTCCCGAACCCACCTGCCGAGTATCAGCAGGATACCATTGCGGCTATTCAGGAAGCGTATGAGACTTTGATTCGTCAGCTACAGAACCCGGGCGACGAGCGGTTTACCACGTTGACGCTAACCAACCTGCAAAGCGGGTCAGACCAAGGGTTAGAGGTAGGCGCCGTATACGAGAAAGATGGTTTTTTGAAGATAGCTCTGGCAAACGAGCCTAACGCTTTAGGCGTATCAGGTTCTGGTGTGTTGGGGTCCGTATCAGTGGTAATTACTTAACCTCTGAGATAACATGTTATATGACTTTCCTACGTTAAAGGAAGGAGCAACCCAGTAATGGAAGAGTTACTTAAAAACTTTTTAAAAGACGCCGCAAGCAGCGCTGTGCAGGCGGGCATTGTCTCGTTGGCCACGGACGTTGATTTCAAAGACGCGTTTAAAACCATAGGCGGCTTGAACATTGCAAGCTCTGTCCTGGGTGGCGATTCTCCACTTGATATATTTAAGCCCAAGCAAGCCGCAGCACGGCCCGCGGCCCAGGCTTCAAGTGTAGATACTTCGGCTTTACAGGGTCCAGCAGCTACGACCCCTCAAGATCTTATTCGCAGCACAATGGGTCCTAATAAATCTGTTGGAAGAAGAGCTCCTTCTGCAATTGAAAAGAATTTAAGAGAGTCTATGGGCATAGCCGATATGCCAGCTATCCGAGAAACAGCTTTGTCCGAAGTAACACAGCCCGATACTCGTGGCATCATGGAATCTTTGGGAGACGTTTTTTCTGGTGACGGCGGTCGCGGAGCGGCTCTGAAGCAGTTGTTTATGCCAGATCCAGAGGGTGAGCCAGACGCATTCCGAAAGTTTGCTCCCGGGTTGTTGGGTCTCATTACGGCAGGCTACTTGGGCGGTGCGTTTGACCCGGTTCAGCAGCAGCAAGTTCAGGCATATGGCGGTCTCACTGGCGCGGACTTGCTTCGTCAGAACCCTGGTGGCTACCGCATAGGCGTTCCAGCCGTTGCTCGAGGCTTTGCAGACGGCGGCGACATCGATCCTTCTGAATTCCCACGTCGCAATGGCGGCATATCTGGTCCGGGCACCGGCACTTCCGACGACATCCCCGCCATGCTTTCTGATGGCGAGTTTGTGATGACAGCCAAAGCTGTACGCGGCGCAGGAAATGGTAGCCGAGAAAACGGAATTAAAAACATGTACGAAATGATGCGACAATTTGAATCGAGGGCAGCCTAATGTCTAACGGTGTACTCACGCAAGAGACGGTGGTCAGAGAAGACCCGTATACCGAAGCCTATAAACGTGGCCTGTTCGAGTCTGTCTTTGGTTTAGTTAATCAGCAGATGGGTTTTGAACAAGTCCCTACTGGTCAATATGACGCGGCAGGAAACCCTATCGTTGAAACTCGTCCTATCCTGGACACAAGCGGACGCCCTGTAGGTCCGGCCTATGCTCCCCCTCAGCAAGTGGCGGGCATGTCTCCTATGCAGCAGCAAGCTCGAGCTCTGCTGCAAGAAAACTTAGGCGCAGGTCAAGACTATCTTCGAGGTGGCCTGGGTAGTGTAATGCGCGGCGGTCAACTGTATGAGCAAGCCGCTCAGCAAGCCGCCGGTACTTCGCCTGCCGACCCTTACGGTTTCCAAC